CTCCGTTAACTCGGACAGGACATTCTTCCATTTTTATGGTTGTTCCAGTATACTCCTCTATTGAAAGCCAATAACAAACAAAGTTAATGGCACATAACAAAGGGAAAGACAAGGGGGAACCCATCAATTGTCCAGTGTTCTGTCGAACAACCTGAAAGATATTATCGTCAATTTCAACCTCGGTTATAGGTATGGAAGGATCCATATGAAGCCGAGCCTGTTTTTTTCTATAATATAGGTCATGAGGTTCAAGAACGCGACGCATGGCAAAAAGATATTTAAGAACTCCAGGTCTTACTTTAGATATAAGTGAATTAATCACATTATCATACGTAAGAAGAGTATAATCAATCTTAAGCCCATCAGTAGCTGCGGAATAGTCACCTGATACGAAGAATTCGTCAGGCATAAAGTTTTTAAGACTTTTCACGCTGGTGTTCCAGAATTTATTATTCAAGTAATCGTGTTGCAACATCATCTCCGTTAGATGTTCGCAACGGAGTTCTTCGCCAATTAATCTAAAAGCAGGTAGGACTTTGAGGTGAGAGTGCATTTGCTTTTGAAGAGGCTTTGCCATATAATATGGTATTGCTTCTCCAGCAGTAATAACTCTCACTTTAAGTGGTTCCATAACAGGAACAACCCGAGCTTTTAGTGGGTCTAATTGGGAGTACGGAACTCCGGAAAGTGTCATTAAAGAATAGAAGTAGTTCTCGTCTGACACACGAGACAGAATACTTTTGTAATGTCCTACTTGGTCTCGCTTAATAGCGACAAGGTTGGAGGGTAGCTGTTCAAGTTTATCCCTTTTAGAGAGATAATCATCAACATAACTACGCTGTCCACCCATTCGGGCATTAAGTTCAAAGCTAGCTCTTGTAGATGGCTCCCAAAACTTCCTTAGAAGTTTCTCGGGGAACATAAGGCGTTTAAAAACCTTAGCCATCTTGATTGAAGTATTATTAAATATATCGGGGTCAATTATAGAATTAACCTCTTTATCATTTAATTTCCTTGCGTGATCCAAGAGTGCAGATGATACAAAAGTTTTCGGCACCAAGAATGTGGCTCTTTTAACCCCTTGTAAAATGGACTGAAATAAGCATAAATTTCTTTTAGATTTCGAACGAAGTCTATCGTAAATTATCCTATAAATCGGTCCAGAGAAGGGGAAAGCTGGAGCATTCTCGAAAGGTGCAACTGGAAGATCGTTCTTGAGATATTTTGCCAAAGGTAAAGCAGTCTGATATTTAATTAATTTTATAATATTGCAATCAAAATTACAATATTTGTGAAAAAAATTAAAAATCGACGAATCTTTAACAGTTAAAAATTTATCACCAAGTTGATCAGCCAACGCTTCAAGATATGAACAAAGATAATAAAGGAGGCTCTTTCCGTGTTTAGAATAAAATCTATACGCCGGAGTACCCTCAATCGTTATTTTCTTGCCATTCTTATAGCGTGTCTCCACAGGTATATCGTATTTAAACTGAACGAATCCATTAGAAGTTAATAAATCAATAACTTTAGGATCGTCAGCCTCAGATACTAATACCTCACTAGAGGATTCACCCGAATCCTCAAGTAGGGACTTTTTAATCACATCAAGCAAGACCAGTAATTCTTTACAGGTCATTTGGAAAGCCTGAGGTGATCTAGTCACAGTTTTAAGTGTGGTTTGGGCGGCATGTCGGTCCGGGTGGCTAACCCGGACTCGCTTGTACGCCTTACTTCTTCTTGTATCCTTCTTCACTATCAAAGGTTGCTTCTGCAGCTTAGATGGTCGTATGAGGTCATCTGAGATTGGTTTTAACAACTGATCAGCGG